GTTTCTGGGGCTTCCGTTGGCGGTGAGATGTTCCGAATTGGGGCTAGTCTCGCCGTAAGCTCTGAGGCTACTTCACCAAGTGCGTTGATGCTCTTGTCTAGCCTGCCGAGGGATCTTTGGACTCCGGGTGTGATGGGTTCGCTTGTGGGTTCGCTTTGAATTGCTGTTGCTGATTCCATGTGTGTATGTGGTTAGATTGCACCCGAAAACCCGCCGCCCCTAAACTACAGGAACGGCGGGTGGGCTATCGTAGTAGAGATTATTTTTTGATGCGGTTGTTGTAGCGTCTCTTGAAGACATCTTTGTTGAAATTCTTCCGCGCCCATTCGATGAATGCTGGCGTCAAGTCCCCAAGTGTCGGGTCTTGGAGCGGTGCGTCAGTGAGGTCAACCGGGTCGGAGAACCGTTCAGGAGTTGATTTCCGGTCTTTCGATTTCCCCTCAAGCTTCTGAATGCGTTCACGCAAACGGGCATTTTCAGCCCGCTCATTCTGAAGTTGGGACTTCAAGCTAGCTAGGTCACTTTGCAATGTGGTGGGAGCTTCTTCAGGGGTTGACGCCAAAAAGTTTGGTTGTTCGATGGTGTCAGGATCAACATGGGCATCCTCTTCCACCTTCTCACGGACGGTATCGTCAATGAAGTCCTTCACTGCTCGCCCGATGTGGTTGGAAAATTTCTCAAAATCGTCACTCAGAATTTTTGTTTCTTCTGAGACTGGATCGTAAGTGGCGACATGAATGCCGTCGCGTTCTACCTCGACCACTGAACCCACTTGCTTTGCTGTGTATGCCATAGTCTCTGAAAACTATTAAATTTTTTCCAACCAGTCAATAAACTCTTTTGCAGCACAACGCTTGGCCGCCATGACGGCACAATTCTCAAGTGGCATGTCGGACAGTTCTCCTGCTTCAAAGGCTGGTTCGTAATACGCCCATGCCAGTTTCAGAGCCTCAAATCCATCCGCGCGGACTTCCGGGGTTTCGCTGAAAATTCGTCTGATGCGGGTGCGTTCGTGAATCTCAAGATTCCTTTCTTCTGGTGTTTTGGGCATATCGTTTAAAATGCTGCGATGCGTTGTCCAAGAACCTCTGATAGTTGCCACATCAGGTCATTTTGAACCTTCATGCGCTCTTGCTCATCTTCCGCGATACTCTTAAACACGGGAGAAAACCCGATGAAGTCACTGAGTTTTTTGGCACGTTCGTCCAGTTCTTTCTTCTCATCAATTACTCGCTGTTGGTGTGGTTCCATATCGTTTAAAGTTGCGGTGCTGCCTCCATCATCTTGTCCTGCACACCAGGTGAGAACTTGGCAGCGGCGTCAGCGGTGGCAAGTGCCTCCTGCTGCTCCTGCGCCCTTGCTTGCATGGCTACCTTCTTGGCAAGTGCTTCTGCCACGTCCTGCGCCGGGCGAAGGAATGGGGCTTTGAACCCAAAGGCTCTGCCCAACTCACGGGCATGGATGGCGAGGTCGAACTCATCGACAACACCAGGCTGCACGGCTGCAATCTCAGCTAGCCTCCGGAGGAACTGGTCAGAGTTCTCAACCGCTTTCTTCATCAGAACGCGGGAGAGGTTGGATTGGTAGGATGTCTGGGGGTCGGGGATGTTGTAGATCCCGTTCGACTCTTTGAGCAGTTGGCGGGGAGGTTCCGGGAAGATCCCTGCACGGAGGCAGATGCCAAAGACACGGGTGGAGAGAAGGGGGTTCATGTCCGCCTCAAAGCGGGCATTGACGCCAACGAAAAGCATTTCCGATTGTTCACGGATGGCACGGACTTCCTCCGCAGTCATCTCTTTCTCAACCCTTGCCAGGTCAGCCCACATGCCGTGGTAGAAGAGTTTCCGAATTTGATTCTGCTTGTCGGCAATCCGATCTTTCCCCATGGGGTAGTTGCCGCCTGTCAACCATTCGCGCACCCCGCCACCTTGGGTGGCTAGCGCACCCGCCCGGGTCAAGGTCTTGTGTCCCGGGCGCATGTCGATTTCCCCCACCATCCCAGCTTCCGCCAAAATCCGTGGGTTGATCTGCGTATCAAGGAGGATGTCCAACTGAATCTGGAGATAGTTGGCTTGGGCAACTGCTGGCATTGCCTTCCGGGCGGGGGAGACACCCCATTGGGAGTCATCCGCGCCAGTCTGGAACCGCGACACCATGGCATTGAACTCCCACTGTCCCGTTTCCTCAATCAAGTTCTGGTCATCCTCGCAGATGTAGAACTCTGCATAGGGCATACTCTTGCGATCCGAAAAGCTTGGGTCACGTTCGGTGCGGGGTTTGACCACATGCCAGATTGTGAATTTCAGGGAGTGCTTTTTATTTGAGTCGGCAATGGCGGCGTTCACCTTTTGGCCAAACGAACCATCCGGGAACTCCTTTACGAGTTGGGCGGCCGTAGCTGAGAACTTGCGCCGGATAGCGTCTGCACGTCCGTCGAGGTCTTCATCGAACGTGTAGGTGCCAACTGGGGCATGTTTGAAGCGGAAGGGGGCATACTGGTTGCCCGTCTCATAGCAAAGAAGGGTTCCAGTTCCCACGGATGCCCGCTCCAGATTCATGTCTGAAACGGTGACTGCAAAGTTCGATTGGTTGACCAACCGCATTGCCCGGTGGGAACATTTCGCATACCATTCAACCACCTCGTCATCGTCCTCAAACTCGAAAGGTGGTAGCCAAAGCATCCAATGTTGCCCTGCTGGCGTCAGTTGGGCAGTCATCATGTTTGACAGCCCCTCCACTGACTCAATCACAGTGGTATCGTGAATTTGATCGTATTCGTTCGCTGGGGTGGGGGTGGATTGCCGGGTGATGTAGGCATTCCGGGGGACACACATGTCATTGATGGACTGCCACCATGAGTCCATGGGGGAACGCTCGCCCTCCTGCTGTTTGCAGACTCGGATTTCCTCTTCAATGTTGATTGCCATGCGGGTAAAAGCTAGGATTATCCAACAGTTTCACTCTCACCGCCAGTGGGGCGACCTGTCCGGCGTTGATTGCGGAAACCGGAATAGAACCCGTCACGCTTCCTGCGCTCAAGCTCCGTCTGGTTCTTCGCTTGATCGTCAATTCCGGATGCAGTCGTTGCTGGGTCGGGTTTTGGTGGTGTGCTAACTTTCGGGGATGATGCCATAACTTTTTCCTTTATCCTCTGGTAGTTGTAGATTCGTGCCTTGCCTATTCCGTCCCGCTGCCAGATCAGCTTTGGGAGTTCGTAGGGTGCGAGGGCGAAGAAATTTTCGATGTCCCCGCTTGCATAGATGATATGCCATGCGTCCGGTTCCATTGTCAACAAATAATCCCCAGCGGGGGAGAGGTCTTCAAAATTGTTCAGCACCTCAATCGGTATCCGGCTATCCACTGGGCGGGCAATCATGCACCGCGTTTCGTCGGCACAGAAGACCCCATATCGGGAACAGATGTCAATGATTGGGAAGATCCACTCTGCCGTTGGCGCGAAGAACGCCAGGAAGTCCCCCCATGGGGACAGCGGGTGGGCAGGGAGACACACGTCCGGTGGTGCGGGCGGGTCAGGGAGTAGGGTTAGCGTCTCCATCGTCCTCCCCCGGCTAATGTTGTCCCTTGGCTAGCTCCCGGGTTGTCACCGTCGAACCCGCCCGCGCCCCCAGACGTGCGCCCTACACTGCGGGAGATCATTCCCCTCTGCCAACCCTCGCAGAACGTCCGCAAGGCGTCACAACCATGGCTGTAGTCATCGTGGACAGGCTCCATGCTCACCATCATCCCATTGGGTGCCTCTGCTTGGTGGTAGTTGTCCAAGCACTCCCCCAAGGTGGGGAACTTCTTTTCTCCCCGGGTGCATTTCTTGGACAGTGCCTTCTTGTCAAAATACAGATATGGGAAAGTGTCCCGGACGTAGTTGATGCCCGTCCAGACTGAGGCAATCTTGGGGATGGATTGCACATTGTTGAACCCCATCTCGTTGAAAACCTCAACCAACGTGCGCCCACTCTCCATGGACTTCCGCCCGCCGTCGTGCGGCAGGAGTATCCGCACGTCCTGCACACCTTTTTCACCCATCCAGTCCTTGATCTTGTCGCCATAGTGGGGAATTGACTCCCGGTGGTTCACGTAGTAGTCCACAACCCGTATCTCTTTCCCTACGGGCTGGATGAACACCAGCGGCATTGCATCGTTCCGGCCAATGTCCATGCTCACGAACACGGGCAACCCCTTCTCAATCGGGATGCTCGTAACGCGATGCTCTGTGAGCGCACGGGACATCTCCGTGTCGTAGATCACTCCCTCCATGGGGGACTTGAAGCACTCTGACAGGATCGACGGATACTCACCAAACCGATTGTTCCCCAGCGGCCAAGCTTCCTCCTGATACCACCTCTTCTGAGCCTCCGAGCAAACGATCTGGCTCAAGAACTCAAGCTCACGGAAGTAGTCCTCAACCTCCGTGCGAATCTTGGAAATCCCTTTGATCGAATAGTATGGGTCAGTGTGCCATGGGAAGAACATGATGCGCCAACTGCGTGCATGTTTCTCCTCCTCTGGGGTGTTCATCGCCATCTCAGCGTAGTTCCAAAGATGCCCTTGCTTGCCACCTTTCCACGTCGTCTCAACAACGATAGTCCCCTTCCGGGCGGCCTGAATCGCACCAGTCTGAATTTCCTCCGAACGCTTTGGGTCAGCGCACTGAATCCAGCCCCACTCCGACACATGCAGAAAGTTACAGTTGCCGCCCCGGTAGCCCGTGGACGCGTAGATGTGACTCAGCACGTCCCCATCCACGGAAAAGCTCAAGTGGTCATCGTTGTTCTTCCCATAGGTGATTGAGTCCCGCATGAATGGCGGCAACTTGTCGATGCTCACCTTGATAATGTTCGCCAACTTCTTTGAAGCTTCCGATTGGTTCCGGTCAACAATGCCCGCCTCAAACCCGGGGTTGGTCAGTGCCATATCCTGCATGAGAATATCAATCCCAGTTGACATCCCCCGCCGCCGCGCCTTGGGAATAATAATCCGCTGATGCCCCTCCGTCAGAATCGCATCAAAAACTTGCTGCTGCTCCGGGTAGGGGGTGAAAGGGATCACCATTCCCGATTCTTCCGATTTGATGTGAAACAGATTGTGCAGTCGCCACATTGGGTCACCCAACAATCGCATCATTTCCTCTTCTTCCCCTTTCGTCATCTTCGCTGCCATACGTGAAAATGGTTTTTTCATTTTTTGGGCGATAGGTCAACACAATGTTTGGTGGGGGTTTCCCGTGGTTCAAGGATTTGTGAGCATTTCAACTTTTCTGATGAAGCGTTTTTCCTCACGCGAGGTTTTTATATTTTTGGGCGGGGAGGCTCCGAATAATATGGAAGATCCCCAGCGTATATGGGGGGTAGGGGGTGTTCAAGCACTGGCATTTTCGAGTTTTCTGATGAAATTTGTTGCACCACCACCCCTGCCACCACCACCTGGTCAAATCCTGTGGAACAAATTACAACTTGTTACAATATCCATAATGCCAAGTGGGGGTG